GTGGGCGGCTGATGGTGTAAGTTGCATCATCTTCTGCGGTGATTTTCGCCACCAGTTCGTCGCCATTGGCGATTTTCATCGTGTAAACCTGATCTAGTTCTACTTTCATGCTATCCTTTTAAGTGTTTGCGTAATTCAGTGAACCCGCCAATCAACTGCTCATCTAGAAAAATCTGCGGCACCGTGCGGGCATTGGGTACCGCTTCTAATAGTTGCTCACGTGTCCAATCTGTGCTGATGTTGCGTTCTTCAAACTCTATGCCTTTGAGTTTGAGTAAGTTCTTGGCTTGATCACAAAATGGGCAGGCATTTTTGCTCCAGACTATGGCTTTCATTATCGTCTCCTTGTTGTTATTATAGTTGGGGTAAGGCTGAGTAGTCAATGGTATCACTCATGACACCAATCACATAATTAGTTGATTCGTTTTCTTGTAACGCTGTCTGTTTGTTAGACGTGTTCACATGCTTGTTGAACCAAGGTATGGGTGTGGTCCTAGGAGCCACACCTTGATACTTGACACCAATTTCTTTGAGTGCGTTAACTGCTGTATAATCCACAAAGTCACGCAGGATGTTGGCATTAAGACCAATCACTGGACCTTTCTTGAACAGGTAATCGGCCCAGGCTTTTTCCTCACGGATCACATCTTGATACATGGCATATACCTCGGCTTCGCATTCTGCCTTGGCTCGGGCGAATCTTGGATCTTCTTTGACCACTTGGTTAATGATCCAGGCAGTCCAATCTCGGTGCAAGATCTCATCTTGCAGGATCAGGCTGATGATGTTGCCGTTGCCAATGAATATGCGATTTTCTACCATGGCCAGACTGGTGGCAAATGATACCATGAAGCGGAAGGCTTCCAAGCCATAACTGGCATTCAAGGCCAGCCATATAGCCTTGATGTGTTCGTACTCATCGAACTTTTCTTGCAATTCTTTGCGGCAGTTGATCATGTGCAGACGGTCGTAGTAAAGACCAATGGTCGAAGCCATTTCAACTATCTCTGCGGTGTCGTGGATCTTGTTGAACTCTTCTTTGGGCACATTGTAGATGTTGCGTATGATGTGACTGTAACTACGGCTGTGGATGTTGGTTTCAAAGAATCCCCAGTTGTACATGAGTGCTTCCATTTCAGGAATGCTGACCACAGGCGTGAATACCTGTGTGGGACCACGACCTTGTAAACTATCTAAGGCTGTTTGGCGTAGCAAGTTGCTGGTAAAGATATGCCGCACTGTGTCTGAAGCTTCTTTGAAGTCTGCGGCGTCCTTGGTCAGGCTGATCTCTTCGGGCACCCAGAAAAATCCTCTTGCTTCTTGTTCAAATTTTACAACCTTGTTGTATTTGACTTCTTCAAAGCGTTGTATGGTCACAGGACCTGCTGGATCCAAAAACATTTTGCGATTTAGATAATCAGTCTTGGTGTGTAAATTGTATTGTGCTTGGCTCATAGTTTTCTCTTTGTTGTTATAATTTGCATGCTAGACAATCTTCCTCTAAGAGGTCGCTGTCGGGTTCTTGTGTGTGTAACACCTGTGGTGCTTCGTCTTGCCCTTTTGATCCTTGCTTGTTGATCAGGCTGTAGTAGAAAGTTTTCAAACCCCAACGATGTGCCTGCATGAGGTTGGTGGCAATCAAGGTGGTAGGCACCTTACGATCCGCAAAGTGCGCAGGATTGTAGAATGTGTTGGTTGATATACTTTGATCCACATAGGCAGCAATCACAGCCGCTGTCTTCAAGTAATTTGCACAGTCTCGTTGTTCCCACATCAGTTGATACCGATTCTTCAACTTGTTGTACTCGGGAGCCACCTGGATCAAACTTCCGGCTTTGCTTTCCTTGACTGTGATCAAGCTCATGGGCATTTCGATACCATTGGTTGAGTTAATCACAACCGATGACGACTCAACAGGGGCCACTGCCATGAGTGTGGCATTGCGTACACCATGGATCTTCATCTTCTCGCGCAGTGATTCCCAGTCAAGTTCTGGTTTGAAGTTGGCTAGTTCGTTGACAGCCTTAGCACGAAGTTCCCAAGGAAACTGACCTTGTCCGTAGCGTGTCAATCCGCTGTGACTGCATGGTCCACGTTCTCGGGCCAATTCAACTGTGGCTTCTGTCAAGTAGTAGGCTTGATGTTCCATCCAAGATTTGACTTCTTGCAAGGCGTCTTTTTCACCGTACAACAAGCCACGTTTTGCGTGCCAGTATGCTAGATTAGTAATGCCGATACCCAAGGGCTGGATCTCTTGATTGCTCAGCATGCTCTGGATACTCAAATAGTCTTGATAGTCAAGTATATTACACAGACTGCGTTGCAAGATGCGGCAAGCTCTGCGCATGTCTTCTGGATTGCGGAATGCTCCCCAGTTGATGCTACCCAAGGTGCACAAAGCAATACGCCCAGCATCGTCGTCCAGTCGCTTGAATGGCTTGGTGGGCAACAAGATTTCACAGCAGAGGTTGCTCTGATAGATGGCATGATACTCAGGATCAAATGGACCTTGGTTGACTACGTTGTCAATATACACCAGATAAATGCGACCGGTGTCGGTGCGCTCTTTGAGGATGCCACCTTTGAACACATCCTCAGCACTCATGGTTTTCTTTCTTAGATCTTTTCTTTTTTCATACTTGACATAGAGTTCTTCAAACTTCGCTAGATCTGTGTAAAACGCTTCATACAGATCTGGCACTTCGTTGGGATCAAAGAATGTTATATTTTCTTTGTTTTTGAATCGTCTCCAGAAGAAGCTGGAAAGCACAACCCCATAATCCATATGACGGACTCGGGTTTCTTCTGTGCCTTGATTGTTTTTAAGAACAATAAGATCGTCAAACTGATAGTGCCAAATAGGATAGAACACAGTAGCACTTGCATTGCGGATACCTCCTTGAGAACACGACCTGAGGTCGCCAAACCACTTCTTAAGAAATGGTATCATGCCAGTGTGCATGACTTCACCACCGCGAATGGCACTACCCAGTGGGCGCAAGCGACCAACCTCCAAGCCGATGCCGGCTCGCTTGGCCGCATACTTGGCCATCATTTCGCCACTAGCAAATATAGAGTCCAAATCGTCGTCGGCGCGAATAAGTACACAACTCGAAAACTGTTTGGTGGGAGTACCCAGACCAGCCAGTACAGGTGTAGCCAGAGTAAAAAGGCCATCACTAGCACAATTATAATATTCTTTGATGTAACGCATTCTGGCAGTGTTGGGTTCTTCCTTATGGAACACAGTCGCTGCCGCAACCATGTATCTAACCTGTGGAGTTTCATAAATTTCCTTTGTCGCACGATTGCGTACCAAATATTTTTCTATCAACTGCTCAATGGCCGCATATGAATACTGTTCGTCTTTTTCATGATCGATCATGTCGTTCATACGGTTCCAGTCTTCTTGGGTATACCAATCCAACAACTCTGCAGTATACAGACCAGTGGCCACATTCTTCTTAACTATGTCATACAAGTGCGGAGGTTGATACGAACCATACACATCTTTGCGAAGCATGCTGAGTCGTTGTTTGCCGGCCACAAACTGATAGTTTGTGTGACCCACGTCAGGATTGGCTTCTACATCAATTAAGTCCACAGTGGCACGCAAGGTGATACCATCAATCTCTTGTGTGGTAATACCATCATAAAAGTGCAACTGTGCCTTGATTTCTATCATGCTCTGACTTACGTCAGCGATACCTTGGCAGACCTTGGCAACCTGTGCCTGCCACTTGTCAATCTGTAGTGGCTCTTTGTGTCCGCTTCTTTTTACTACTGTAATCTGCGTCATCCGTCTCTCGTTCTTAAATTTTTTACTGCTACAATATGTTGTGTTGCTGGTATTGCCGTTTGATTGTTACTGCCTGGATGGTATTTACTACTGTGTCAGTGGCCCAATTAAGTATATATTTTTCTTTGGCTACCCGGACTAAATTCACGTCATCCTCAGTCAAAATCAACTCTACCGGGGCCAAATCTGCACGGTCCAACAAAGTTATAGTATACAGGATTCCTAGGCCTCTTGCAAGTTCACAATACATGTCATCACTCAAAAGTTGCCAGGGATCTGGCCAGGTCGCTTGGTCATCCCAGTGCAGGTAATATGGCCGCCAGGGTGCCCGAAACCACCAAGAATTGATGTTTTGGAGTGCGGATTCGACAGGAAGATTACTGCATTGATCACGCAGAAGATTCCAACTCTCTAGCCGGGCGGCAAATGTGTTGGGCCAAATCAAGCTAGATGCGTGATACTGTAAGTCATGGTGCCGTTGACACCTTGTTCGTTGGCTGTGTAGTCCAGGCTGACTGTGTCACCAGATTGTGTGACTGTGAGCGTGACACCAGTGGTGTTATTTTCCACGTAATCATCCATGCTGGTTATTCCAGTGCTGCTGTCTCCAACATCCGAAGCCACAATAATTGTGCCGGTACGATATGAAAAGTTTCTTACTATGGTATAGTTGACACTAAATGCTCGGACCGCAGTTGCATCAACTTCAAACACGTTGGCTGTGGTGTCGTTAATCAATGTTTTAGTTACACCAGTTTCGCGCACATATGATCCCATGGCCAGCTGTGAGCCATTGGTTGTGGCTATGCTGATTGTGCTACCTAGTTGAATTCTAGGAACACTCTGTGCAGGTGTATCACCGCGTCGGAACATGTCACTGATGCTGATGTTGTTGTCGCTTTGTATGTCAATAATGGGTGTGAATGGACTGCTTTCACCCAGGAAATGATTGCCCACGTCATAGAATATGTTATGACCACTGGCATTAAGACCAGGAGTCAGTGTGCTGCCAAATATGATGCCTTCTGCATAGATGTCCCAAAACTGATTGCCAGTGATGCGAACGCCGGTGACATTGGTACCTTCTAAAACCACACCCTGATACAAGAAATTAAATTCACCATTGGTAAAAGTCACAGATCCCAGGACCTGATCGGTTTCTGTACCGTAGGTAGTGCCGGAAAATATGCAACCATTGAACGTGATTTGATAACACTGAGTTGTCGGTGAGGATGCAAAGGCCACCGCACGGATGTCATTTGCAGAGCTGGCAAGATCGGCTCGTGTCAAGGGTCCAGTAAAATTGACATTGGTAAAAGTGCAGTTGGTGGCATCTTGCACAATGAACACATCCACTGTGGGGTCCAGGCTTTGAAAGCCCAGGTTGGTGATAGTGATATATTCTGGTGCGGTGGCACCGTTGGCACCAATGTTGATACCGATCTGTTGCAGGCTGTCGGCAGTGCGAGCCACGCATTCGTGAAGTGTGCTGTCATCGCCTACCTGTAGCTGGATAACAGAATTATCTGCACCTTCGCCATAGAGAGTGGCATAAGGTGGAATGTTTATGCTCTGGCTGACCTTGTAGACTCCGGCCGGAAAAAACAGGCTGCGTCGGATCTGTGGATTGGTCTCTCTACAGAATAACTGATAAAGTGCTCGGTTTATGGCATCCGTGTCATCAGCCACACCGTCACCCACTGCACCAAAATCTTTGACCGTGGCAAATTGATCCAGCCAGGATTGCAAACTAAGAGTGATGGGAGTGCCAGCTGTGGGGCCGGTCTGTACTGTGTAGCCAGCGGCTTCGCCTTTGTAGGTATACGTGGTCTGGAACTCTAGGATATCCGAAAATTCAGTGAGAATCTCTGTGTTGCCTATTACCGGAGCACCTTCTTCCAGGGTACCATTGCCTATGTATAATCTACGCTCATCTATGCTCCAGCCCAGTTCTGCACCGGCTAGTTGCGGTAGGTTTTCTTGCAAACCCTTGCGGTTGGTTATGCGGGATATCTGTACAATGGCCACTTTTGTTGTCCTTGGATTCTATTCAGTATTTAGCTGGTTAGGGCAACAGGTAGTATTGCTCAAGTCTGCGCCACCAAGCATCGGCCCAGTGGTCAAAATCTGCTTTTTCCAGCACAAATTCTTGATATTCAGGACGGGCAGTGGGACGTCCATTGGCATCCACAGGTGGTTTTACACACATCAGCACCACTCCTTTGCGTATGTTAGTACCGTAGACTTCGTTGTGAGCCAGGGCATAGGCTGCCAACTGTAAGAAATAGTCTTCAATCCACTCTCGGCGTTTAGGTTTATTGGTCTGTTTGTAGTCTAGTATGCTTTCTTCATTGAGATGTATACCGGCGCCATCTGAAGTTCCAGCATACAGTTTGGGGAAATACAAGGGTATTTCCACTCCCCAAAATTCCTGCACATTTTTCAAGCCGTCGTCGATCACAGTCTGGGCCATGGCATGGCTGGCCCAGCCAAATGGATTTGAACCTTGTTCCCGGAGCTCACCTGTTTTTACATAGTGTTCAAGATAAGTGTGCATCCTGGTGCCACGGTTGGCAGCTTCGGTAGTTATGGCCTGTGCTTGTGCATGGCCCACACGATTGCGCCACTCTTGCAGAGCCTGTTTCTTTTCTTCGGGCTTGGTCTTTTCCAGCACAGTGGTTACGCTGGGTAGTTTACCTCCGGGCGTGTCGTAAAGTCTGCGACCATCTTCGGTGACCCGGTTTAGGGGTTGGTAATCAAATCGAGAATTAAGCAATTTTATCTTTCATCCAGTCAAACAGTGTTTGCGCTATCAACTTGTGTCCTTGCTGATTAGGATGATCATGATTAGGATACACGTATAGATTTGAACTAGCTCTAGTAAATTCATGCTCGCCATTTACACCAAACAAATCAGCGCAATTCACAGTGCCTTGTTGGAAAATTTTAGATTTGTCAATGCCAGGAAAGTCAAAGTTGCATTGACTCCACCCAACAATGTAAAAGTCCTTTATATTGTGTACCTGACAAATTCTTTGCAGACTTAACATTGTGATATGGAATCTAAATTGTTCGAATAGTGGGGTATGGAAATATTTAAAGTAATAGTATGGTTCTTCACCTTTTGATATATCGGCCCAAGGATATATTTTTTTTGTTTTTCCATTGTAATCAATCAGCAAGGTTCTAGTTGGGCTGGTTATAAAAAAAACTGCAACTGTGCCGGCAGGATCATTTTGTTGTAAAAAAGTTTTTAGTTGTAAAATTTGACAATCATTGCTAGACGCATGTTCGGCGTAATTTTGAAAATCAAATTCTAGCATCTCGGCCAATACTTTACCATATGGCACTTCATTTGGTCTTAATTCAGCGCCAGCTGGCCAACTATCACCAAACGTAACTAACTTGATTCGATCGGTTTTGGTCAAATTCTAAAACTTTCTCCGCACCCGCAACGGTCCTTTTCCGCAGGATTGCGGAATTCAAAACCTTCGTTGAGACCTTGACGCACATAGTCTATTTCTACATCTTGCAGATAGGTCATGCTTTTGGGATCAACTACAACAACAAAATCTTTCATTTCAAAGGCCATGTCTTCGCTGTTGACTTGATCTATGTATTCCAGCACATAGGCCAGACCACTACAGCCTGTGGTCCTAACGCCAAGACGTATGCCGAGGCCGCGACCTCGTTTTTTTAAGTTTTCTACTATTTTGCGTGTGGCTGTGTCAGTGGCTTGTATCATCTGGATGTTTTTTCCTGTAATCTTCTATCGCGGCTTTAATAGCGTCTTCAGCAAGGATCGAGCAATGGATCTTAACTGGCGGTAAGGCGAGTTCTTCAGCGATGTCACTGTTCTTAATTGATCCAGCCTGCTCAAGCGTTTTTCCTTTGACCCACTCCGTAACGAGACTGCTACTCGCGATCGCCGACCCACAGCCATACGTTTTAAATTTTGCATCTTGTATGATTCCATCTTGCACTCTTATCTGTAGTTTCATGACATCACCGCAGGCCGGCGCACCAACCATTCCGGTGCCTACATTGACATCGCCCACATCCATCTTGCCCACGTTTCTGGGATTTTCATAGTGATCGATTACTTTTTCAGAATAGGCCATTTGACACTCCTTGAGTTATTGTAACACACGCTATGAGTATTTACAACTGATTTTGGTTATTGGCGGCGCTTCATTGCAGCCTTGGCATTGCTATCTACCACGGCTCGTGCTTGATCCACACTCATTCCTGTCTGCGCTTCGGTATCGCCTTTGAAACGTACCACGCCTGAATTAGGCTCCAAGGGCTCCAAGATGTTGCTGAGTGGTTCCTGGCTGATCAGATCGCCAAGATTTTCTTCAGTTACATTGACACCTAAACTTTTGGCAGCTTCTATAAATGCCGCCTGACTGATCTGTTTGCGTGCAGATTCATCTTCGCTACGGCCAAGCAAAAACTGGCTTAGGGCAGCCAGTTTTCGTGTGTTGGGATCAGTGACTTCCGTGATTCGCATTATCTGCGCTCGCGGCCTAGACCAGTGGCGGCTGGTTCTTCCATGTCTACATCGGTCACATCAATCTCTTCTTCATCAGGTGCTGGCAATTCAGCTGGCATTTCGCCGCCAAGTCCAGCATCTGCTGTCATATCAGCGCCAGGTACTACAGGAGCTTGACCTGTGACCACACCCAAGGCAGCTTCCAACTGTGTCTTAGAACCTTGTAGATTCTGTAATAGACCTGCAAGAGCCGCTGTGGCATCGGTGTTGAACTGCATGGCTTGGTCTACTCCAACTTCGTTCTTGATCTGATCCACTAAGGCCGGAAGGTCTTTGAACTGCATGGCGCTGACCTGTTCGCTCATTTTCTGCACTTGATCGACCATGTCTTGGCTGGCCA